CGTTCTGGCGCAACAAGCTGCGCAAGCTGGTGCCAACGTCGCGCTGGGATGATTTGTGGGAAGACCAGCACGATCGCGCGTTCATGATTGCCGGTGCGCAAACCTCCGACCTGCTGACGGACTTCGCTGCGGCGGTCGATCGAGCGATCGTCGACGGCACCAGCCTGGCCGACTTCCGCCGCGACTTCGACAAGATTGTCAGCAAGCACGGCTGGCAATACACCGGTGAGCGCAATTGGCGCACCCGGGTGATCTATCGCACCAACACCGCCACAAGCTACGCCGCCGGCCGGCTTGCGCAGCTGCGCGAGTTTCCATTCTGGATGTACCGGCACGGCGGCTCCGCGGATCCACGGCCGCAGCATCTTGCTTGGGATGGCCTGGTACTGCCGTCCAATCATCCGTTTTGGTCGACGCATGCGCCGCCCAATGGCTGGGGCTGCTCGTGCCGGATCATCGGACTGCGCCGGCGCGAGGATGCACGCGCGCTCGGCGGCGATCCGGACAAGGCGCTGCCAACGGATTGGGACGCGATTGACGATAGAACCGGCGCGCCGGCTGGAATCGACAAGGGCTGGGCATACCAGCCGGGCGCCAGTGTGGTTGACCTGGTCGAGCAGATGGCGGGCAAGATGACGCAATGGGACACGCGTCTGGCCAGTGCCTTCCTGGACGGCATGCCGACCGCGTTGCGCGAACGCCTGGCGCAGGCCTATGGGGATGAGTCATGAGCTGGGAAAGAGCAGTCACTGAACGGGACCTCAGACTGCCCGAGTTCCGGGACGCCAAGATTGAAGACCTCGAGTTCCGCGCCGATGGGAAGGTCGTCCGGAAAGACCGGTGGGAAAACGGCATTCACCGAATCCGGGATGCGCTCGGCGACTCGAGGAGGGAGTTTGAGGTCGAAGACATAGTGAACGCTGTTCACGCATTGGTCGCGTTGGTGGAAGGACAAGACGAAGAAGACGACGAATCCGGAGACGCACCATGAAGGTCGACGTCAAGATCGAGGACGCCCAGGTTCAGCGCTACTTCGCGCAACTGGCCGCCCGAGCCGAATCCTTGCGGCCGTTGATGGCCGACATCGGCGAACACCTGGCCGAGACCACCAAGCAGCGCTTTGCGACCAGCACTGCGCCCGACGGCAGCAAGTGGGCGGCCAATGCGCAGTCCACCCTGCTGGCCTTCGCCGGCGCCTTCTCCCGCAGCTTCGACAAGAAGGGCCGCCTGACCACGGGCGGCGCCAAGCGCCTGGCCAACAAGAAGCCGCTGATCGGCGAGTCCGGCCGGCTAGGCCGCGAGATCAACTACCGCGCAGACGCTCGCTCCGTGACCATCGGCAGCGCGATGATCTACGCCGCCATCCACCAGTTCGGTGGCAAGGCGGGCCGAGGTCGCAGCGTCACCATCCCAGCCCGCCCGTTCCTCGGCCTGTCGACCGCCGACGAGTCCGTCCTGGTCGCCAAGGCCCGCGAGTGGCTTGCAGATGCCCCGACAGCCTGAGAGGCCGCAGGATCGACGCGGCTGGGTGCGGTGCCGTAGTGCCCCGCGGACGGAGGGGAACGGCGGAGTTAAATGGGTATTAAAGGGCGTGGGAAGGGGTCAGGCGTCTAGCGTGATGGGCTGCGGTGCGGTTCAATCGGGCCGTCGTGAGTTAGACGAGGGGCAGGTCTTGAGCAGCAAGAGCAAATATGAGCGCGACGAGGATGGTCACCTCCGAGCCATCGTTGGATCTTGGGTTGCGGAAAAGGTCGACTGCCTCTCTCGATACATCACGATCTCAAGATACGCGCGTCGAAAGTTCCCTTCCTCTGTCTACGTTGAGCTTTTCTCGGGTCCTGGTCGCTGTCGAATCCGAGGAAAGACACAGGTCCTGGACGGAACTGCCCTAGCCGCACACAAGGTAGCCACGCAGGTTGGCGTCCCCTTCCAGCACTTCATCGTCGCTGATGCGCGCGCGGACCTTGTATCAGCATGTGCGACACGCCTGCGGGACGCTGGTGCAAATGTGATAATGGAGCGCACGGGAATGGCGCACAAGACGGTCGACGAAGTGGTTCGCGCAGCAAGCAGGTATAGCTTTGGGCTCTGTTTGCTAGACCCCTTCGCCATCGCCCCGATGCCGTTTGACATCTTGCGTAAGCTGATCAGGGTCAAGAGACTGGATCTGATCGTGCACGTGAGCCAGTACGACCTCTTCCGCAACGTTCGTGACTATGCAAATCGGGTCGGGGGGCCTTTGGACGCTTTCGCCCCTGGCTGGCGTGATCGAGTTAGTCCCGCATCAAGCAACGAAGTGCTGGTGCGCGAAGTAGTCCAGCATTGGCGGGGGCTGGTGGAGAAGGAGGGCAAGACGTGCTCTGAGCATGCCAGCCTGATCCGTGGTCATTCAAACGCTCCGTACTACTGGCTGTTTTTGGTGTCCGGGCACGATGTCGCACACGGGTTCTGGCGGGAGGTGTACGCTGATCCAGTGTGCCGAGACCTGTTTCATGGGATGTAGAAAATGGCAAGCGAATCGAACATTGAATGGACGGATGCGACTTGGAATCCGGTGACTGGTTGCACCAAGATCAGCCAGGGCTGCAAGCACTGCTACGCCGAACGTATGGCAGGTCGGCTCAAGCTGATGGGCTCGCCGCGCTACAAGGATGGGTTCAAGGTCACTTTGCACGAAGACCTGATCGACGCGCCGGCACGCTGGTCGAAGCCACGAATGATCTTCGTCAACTCGATGAGTGACTTGTTCCACGAGCAGGTTCCGGAAGACTTCATCGTAAAGGTCTTCGAGACCATGGCGAAGTGCTCTCAACACACGTTTCAAGTACTGACAAAGCGCAGCGATAGGCTTCGAGCGATCGCTCACCGGCTCAGATGGCCGAAGAACGTCTGGATGGGCGTAAGTGTCGAAGACGAGCGGGTCGTGCAACGCGTGCTCGACCTTCTTGAGGTACCAGCTGCGGTTAGATTTCTGAGCTGCGAGCCACTGATCGGACCGCTTACATCGCTGCCGCTGAAGGGCATCCACTGGTGCATCGTCGGCGGCGAAAGTGGTCCCGGCGCTCGACCCATGGAGGCACACTGGGTGGAGTCCATCCTGAGACAGTGCCAGCGCGCTGACGTTGCCTTTTTCTTCAAGCAATGGGGCGGAGTCCAGAAGCACCAGACCGGCCGCGAGTTGCATGGTAGAACTTGGGACGAGTTGCCGGCACCAGTTCTCGCCTAGCTCCACCGAAACCCTTCGTTCCCGTTGAGCTTCCCCACGCCGCCAATCTGGCGGCATGCCTCGCATCGCCTTCAATCAACAGATCCTTGGTGCGGCCGATTCGGCCGTTCCCGATCGGCTGCCGCTGATTCCAGCCGGACCTCGGGTCCAGGGTCGGGACGGCCGCGCATTCCTGTTCGATGCGCTGGCCCAGGAATCCGTGCTCGCTGCGTTCGTCAGCGACACCTTGCAGCTGCCGATCGACTGGGAGCATGCCAGTCAGCATCGCGCGCCCAAGGGTGAGACGGCGCCGGCCGCGGCCTGGATCACCCAGCTCGAAGTCGTCGACGGCCAGCTGGTCGGCCACGTCGAGTGGACCCCGCGCGGCCACACCAGTATCGAGTCCCGCGAGTACCGCTATCTCTCCCCTGTTTTCGACTACGACCCGGAGTCGGGTCGGATTCTGCAGCTGGTGTCGGCTGGGCTGACCAACCGACCAAACCTGCTACTCCCCGCGCTCAACCAGGAGCAAGACCCCATGAAGCTGTCCGCCGCTCTGGCGGCCGCGCTCGGGATCTCGGTCGACTCGACCGAGGACCAGGCCGTGGCTGCTATCGCCAGCTTGAAGACCGCTGCCAACACTCAGCAGCAGCCCCAGCTGGACCGTTACGTCCCCCGCGCCGACTACGACGCGCTGGTTACCCGCGCCACCAACGCCGAGCAGGCGCTGGCCGACCGCAACAAGGCCGACCACCTGGCGCAAGTCGAGACGGCGATCAACGCCGCACTGACCGCCGGCAAGATCACGCCGGCCACGGTCGACTACCACCGCGCTTCCTGCGCTGACGCTGCCGGTCTGGAGCGCTTCAACATCTTCGCGGCCGCCGCGCCGGTGGTGGCCGGTGACACGGTCGTCGACCCGAGCAAGCGGCCGCCCTCGTCCACCGCGCTCAACGCCGACGAGCGCGAGGTCTGCCGGCTGACTGGCATCGATCCGGCCGCCTACCTGGCGTCCAAGCAATCCCTGGCTGCTGCTGGAGGTGACGCGTGAGCGCATTGACGGGTGACCGCAACACGCTGCGGCGCGATGGCGTGCAGTTCGAGTTCCCGGTGGCGGCCGACACCATCATCTATGCAGGAGCGCTGGTCGCACTTGCCGGAGGCGTCGCATATCCAGGCGCTGCACCAGGAGACCCGCTCAGCGGCGTCGTGGTCGGCGTCGCCGAGGCACGTGCTGATAACGCCGGCGGCGCTGCCGGCGACATCAGGGTCAAGGTCCGGCGAGGTGTCTACCGCTTCGCCAACGGCGACGCGATCGATCTGACCGACATCGGCGCCAACGCCTATGTCGCTGGCGCCGGCACAGCGGATGACCAAACCGTCCAGGCCGCCTCAGTCGACACCGTGCCGGCCGGCGTCATCCGCGATGTCGATGACCAGGGTGTCTGGGTCGACGTCGGCACGTTCGCCTAAAGGGAGCCTCACGCAATGATCGTCAATCGTCACAACCTCAACACCCTGTACGTCGCGTTCTCCGCGGCATTCGCTGGCGCCCTCAGCGCGGGCGAAGCCCAGGCGCAGTACACCCAGATCGCCACCTCGGTGCCCAGCACCACGCGCAGCAACGAGTACGGCTGGCTGGGCAAGATCCCTGGCATGCGCGAGTGGATCGGCGATCGCGTGGTCCACGGCCTGATGGCCCATGGCTACTCGATCCGCAACAAGCCCTTTGAGCTGACCGTCGGCGTCGATCGCGATGACATCGAAGACGACAACCTCGGCGTCTACACGCCGCTGATGTCGGAGATGGGCTCCTCGGCCGCGATCCACCCGGATCAACTGTCCTTCAGTTTGCTCGCCGCGGGCACGTCGACGCCGTGCTACGACGGCCAGAACTACTTCGACACCGATCATCCGGTGCTGGCGGCCGACGGCTCGGAGACCACCCAGAGCAATGATCTGGGCGGTGGTGGCACGCCCTGGTACTTGCTCTGCACCAACCGGGCACTGAAGCCGCTGATCTTCCAGCGCCGCCAGGCGCCGAAGTTCGTCTCGATGGACACCGAGACCGACGAGGGTGTGTTCAGCAAGAAGGAGTTCCGCTACGGCGTGGACGGCCGCCACAACGTGGGCTTCGGCTTCTGGCAGATGGCGATCCGCTCGGCAGCGACGTTGGATGCCACTGCCCTGCAGGCGGCCTTCACAGCGATGGAAGGCCGTCTGGGCGACCACGGGCAGCCGCTGCATATCAAGCCGACGCTCCTGGTCGTTCCGCCGTCGCTGCGCTGGAAGGCTTTGGAGCTGCTGGAGGCCCAGCGCAACGCCGCCGGTGCCGACAACATCATGAAGGGCACGGTCGACCTGCTGGTCAGCCCGTACCTGAGCTGATGCCGGACGCCTGAGCCACTGACAAGCGGCCCCGGCAGCGGGGCCGCTCC